GGGTTAGACAAGGAATAGAGGTAAACAGATGATAATGGACGAAGCAACTAAACTAAAGATTGAACAAGCAGATAAGATACTTAACAAGATTAAAGATGATGGCTTAGATGCTCACTTTTTTCTGTGTTGGGAAGCATTAGAACACTTCCTGTATGACACATTACAAGGTGAAGACTTTGAACGATTGAAAAGAAAGTTTAATATCAAATGAGTGAATCTAAATTTGTAAAACACATTGCCTGTGCTCATTGCGGTTCGTCCAATGCCAATGGCTTGTATGACGATGGGCATCAGTGGTGCTTTAAGTGCGAAACATACACCAACCCAGATGGGTCAACCGAACTTAGGCAAAGCAAAACAATGACACCAACAACGACAAGGATTAACTTCTATGACAATGCTACTACTAACGCTATCAATAATCGTGGTATTTCTCAGGCTACTTGCCTAAGCTACGGAGTCAAGCAAGACCCATTAGGAAACAAGCACTATTACCCTTACTATGATGCTGATGGCACGATGGTAGCGGTAAAGACAAGAAGCGTAGCGGACAAGCAGTTCAGTATCGCAGGTGAGTTCAAAGATGCTATCTTGTTCGGACAACAGAACTTCGCTAAGGCAGGTCGTTATCTCACTATCTGTGAAGGCGAGATTGACGCTATGGCATCGTTTCAGATGCAAGGTAGTAAGTATCCTGTTGTTAGTATCCGCAACGGTGCTAGTGCCGCATTAAAGGACTGCAAAGCCCAATATGAATACATTGATTCATTTGAGAACATCGTCATTGACTTTGATGCTGATGAGCCTGGGCAGAAAGCAGCTCAAGCAGTAGCAGAATTGTTCGGTGGCAAAGTCAAAGTGTTAAAGCACAAGAAAGGATTTAAAGATGCGGCTGACTATCTCAAGAACAACTCAGGCAAAGAATATGTTGATGCTTGGTGGAGTGCTGAGTCTTATATACCTGATGGGATTATTCAAGGTAACTCGTTATGGGAAGTGGTATCTACACCTATTGAGAAAGCTGACTGCGATTATCCATACGAAGCCCTCAATAAACTCACCTATGGCATTAGGAAGGGTGAGCTTGTCATGGTTACTGCTGGTTCGGGTCTCGGTAAATCACAGTTCCTTAGAGAGATTGTATGGCACATTCTTAACAAGACGACTGACAACATTGGTCTTATGTTCCTCGAAGAAGGAGTCAGAAAGACTGCGAGAAGCCTTATGTCGTTAGCAGTAAACAGACCAATCCATTTACCTGATGTAGAAGTAACACCAGAGGAGTTAAAAGATGCTTTCGACCGTACCCTCGGAACTGACCGCCTTTATTTATTCGACCATTTTGGTTCTACTAGCTTGGAAAACATTATCAACAGAGTCAGATATATGGCTAAGGGACTTAACTGTGGCTATGTATTTCTTGACCACCTTAGCATTATTGTATCAGGCGGTGATGTAGGTGATGAGCGAAAAGCTTTAGATGCGATTATGACTAAGCTTCGTATGTTGGTTCAGGAAACAGGAATCAGTCTCATTTGCGTATCACACTTGAAGCGACCTGAAGCCAAAGGACATGAGGAAGGTGCAGCCACATCATTAGCACAGCTTCGTGGCTCTGGTGCTATTGCACAGCTTAGCGACATTGTGATAGGCTTAGAGCGTAATGGACAGGCTACGGACTTGATTGAGCGTAACACCACTCATGTTCGTGTCTTAAAGAATCGCTTTAGTGGATTCACTGGTCAGGCAGGTCATTTGCTTTATCAGAGTCATACAGGTAGAATGTTGGAAACAACGGAGGAATTATGAAATCGGATTTGGTAGAAAAGGCTAGAGAGTATGCGAAGCATGACGAATATCATGTCACTCGCAATTACATTCTTGCCCTGTGCAACGAGATTGAAAGATTGCGTAGTCTTAACAAAGATGTGTTCAACCGCATTCAAGACAATGTAGATATGTTTGAAGATGCAGAACGCTATCGTTGGCTCAAGACTGCTGCATGGGATTTACCTGAAGAGGTAGTTGCACCGACTGTGATTGCTTGCGATGGTCGTGGCAATCATTGGGAATGGCTAACAGGCATCATGCTTGATGAAGCCATTGATAAGTTTAGAAAGGATTACAAATATGATTAACGAACACGACATCGAAGATATGTGTGTGCCACTGTATACACTTAACAAAGGTAATAAGTTTAAACTCAGTGACGAAGAAGAAGTCAGAGTTCCTGTTGAATCCAATGAGTTCAATATTGAAGACTTGTTCACATTCGACCACATTGACGGTATGTATAGCTACTGTAAAGATTCTAAAGGCACAGTTCACCACTTCGCAGCTTGGACAAAGGTATTTAAATTATGATTAAAATTGGACAGTATTACTTCAACATTAGTAACATCACTTGGATTATTGAACGAGAAGTTCACTTCAACAACGGCAAGTCAATCATCTTGACAGAGCCAGAGTTACAAGACTTGTTCGCTATTCTTTTCAATGAAAGAACTGCTTTAGAAAAAGCTATTGACGAGACTAAAGCTGACTTAGACATCAAGCCTAAGAAAGCAGTGAAGAAGAAATGAAATGGACAGGCACAGGCTTGTGTCTGATTGGCATAGCACTGACCAGTCTTAACATTTACCCATTGAACCTGTGGTTTGGTTTAGTCGGTAGCGGTCTGTGGGCTTGGTCTGGTGTGCAACAGAAAGACTATGCTTTGTTTGTTGTCGAAGCAGTCGCTGTGTTAATGTATCTAGGAGGCTTAGTTAAACTATGCTTATGAACAACGATAAACGATTTGATTTGGACTTAGCTTATGGACAAGTGTTTGAACACAAAGTTGCAGAGATGCTCGGACAAAGTAAGATTGAGGTTAAAACAGAGAAAGACAAGTGGAAGTCAACAGGCAACATCGTCATTGAATACGAGTCCCGAAATAAGCCTTCTGGAATTATTACTACTCACGCTGATTACTGGCTTCACAATCTTGCTATTGGAGACGATATTGTCTTTTCTATTCTTTTGAAGGTAAGCACATTGCGTAAGTATATTGCAAAGCACAATCCACGGTCTGTTCGTGGTGGCGATGACATGACATCAAAGTTATACTTGATTAAGTTAACAGACTTGGTTACACTAATTTAATGCGAATCATCTTAGACATCGAAACCAACTCAGCACACGATAAGATATGGTGTGTGGTTTGTCGTGATTTAGATACTGACATTGTGTCTACATTCATACAACCTAACAACTTACAGAAATATCTAGACTCAGTTGATAAAATCATTGCACACAACGGAATATTCTTTGACTTCCCTGTCTTGAAGAAAGTTTGGAACATCACAGTCAAGAAGTCACAGGTCATTGACACATTGGTCTTGTCTAGATTGTATAACCCATCACTAGAAGACGGACACAGCCTTGCTGCTTGGGGACAAAGACTAGGGTTTCCTAAAGGAGACTTCACAGACTTTGACGGTGGCTTAACAGATGAGATGTTGCAGTATTGTAAGCAGGACACTTTAGTAACAGCTAAACTTTATCAACACCTAGAAAGGGAAATGAAAGATGACTTCTCAGAGAAGAGCAAAGAGCTCGAACACCAAGTCGCAATCATCATTGCGGAACAAGAACGAAACGGTTTTAAGCTCGATGAAAGAGGAGCTACGGAACTTCTATGTAGTCTTAAGGCTAAGTTGGAAGCTATCAAAGTTGAAATGGAGTCAATTTTTCCTCCCAGAGTTGAAAGTGGAAGAACTCATAAAAAAACAGGAAAAGCCCTCCCAGACATCGTCACACCCTTCAACCCAGGCAGCCGTCAGCAAATCGCAGAGCGTCTCCAAGAAAAAGGTTGGAAGCCCAAGAAGCACACCGAAAAAGGCAGTGTCATCGTCGACGAAACCACGCTCGAAGGCATCGACATCCCCGAAGCGAAAGCCATCGCAGAATACTTGATGCTACAGAAGCGAATAGCTCAGATAGAATCTTGGGTATCATCCGTGGCATCAGATGGTAGGGTTCATGGTCGTGTCATCACCAACGGTGCAGTGACTGGTCGTATGACTCATCACAGCCCTAACATGGCACAGATTCCTAACAGCGGTGCTGTATACGGACCTGAATGTAGAAACCTATGGACAGTAGAGAAAGGCAATAGATTGGTCGGCATTGATGCTTCAGGATTGGAGTTGAGAATGTTGGCTCACTATATGAACGACGATGCATATACAAGTGAAGTTGTATCAGGCGATATACACACAGCGAACCAGAAGGCTGCAGGACTTGAGACGAGGAATCAAGCTAAGACATTTATCTATGCATTCCTCTATGGTGCAGGAAGTCCCAAAATCGGGCAGATTGTTGGAGGTGGTGCGAAAGAAGGACAAAACCTCATTACTAGTTTTCTACGCAACACACCGAAACTCAAAGCACTTCGTGAAAAAGTTAGTCGCATCTACTCTCAGAAAGGCTGGCTTCCAGGTCTTGACGGACGCAAGTTATTGGTTCGCTCCGAACACTCGTCGCTCAACACGCTTTTGCAGGGTGCTGGTGCAATCGTCATGAAGCAAGCTCTGGTGTTGTTGTCTAATCGTTTAAAGCGAGAGAAGATAGAACACAAGTTCTGTGCTAATGTGCATGATGAATGGCAGATTGAAACAAAAGAAGCGACTGCTGATTTAGTAGGTCAATATGGTGTATGGGCTATTGAAGAAGCAGGGAAGGTTTTGAAAATGCGTTGTCCTTTATCAGGTGAATATCGGACAGGCTTAACTTGGAAGGATACCCACTAATGGAAGACGATAAAGATTTAGAAAACCTATACGGCATGGTGGTTCTTCGTGCCTTTAAAGACAACACCTACTCTATTGAGACATCAATGAGTTTAGACGAATCCTTTCAGCTATTGATTGACTGTGTTCAAGATTTAGAAGACGGAACACTCGAAGGATTGGAAGAGTTTGAAGAAGGTGTGTCACGAAACATTCACTAACTATTTCACAATGTGGATTGACAATTGTTGACAGCCCACTATAATCAGTAAC